CTAGACTATATGCGTTCTCTTATGAACTGCTCATAGTCACCTATGAGATCAGACTATATCTTATAATATTTTTATATTATCCCACCGTTTCCACTATCAATAGCTTATAGTGTACTCTCTTTCGAGATAGTCGTTTCACATTTTTATTAGCTCTGTATTGACTCTATTGAGTTCGTCCACAGAATTAGATGGGTTAAGAGGCCTTACGCCATTTATATCCTTTAAAATCTAAATTTGAATCTTTTATACATTTACTTATATGTTGTCTTGCACTTTCATATCCATATACAGCAATAGCTCCTTGCAACATAGAATTGAATTTATTTAAAACATTTCCTTCCAAATCTAATTGTTCTACAGAATGATTACCTCCTCTGTTTGATATTACTGTAGGATTTTGTTTCCAATTAAGATATTTATCTTCAAATAATTTTTGATCAAAATAAACATAAATAGGTTCTACTTGAAATATAAATCCTTTTACACTATTTTGTTTTCTAGAAACGACAGAAGCAATATTACCTCCTTTACTTTTATCTCCTATTGCTTCACTAGCAGTTTTATATGAATCATATTCTGCAATCCTGTTTCCTTCTAAATCATATTGAACTAACTTATTAAAATATAAGGATTTTGGATTTATATCTGATATATCTCCTAAAGGTTCTCCTTTATATCTCCAAATATATCCATAAGCATGTCTACGTTTTCCTTTACAACATTGTGTTATATGAGAACAAGCCTTATCTTTTAAATTAAGTATTCTTCCAATATCTTCTAGAATTTCATATTCAGATATTTTTTCACCTAAAATGTTGTATTGTTCTACAGACCTAGTTCTTTCTTTTTTAAGTATTGCTTCCCTTGACCAAGAATTAAATCCTGGAATATCTCCTCCACTAGTTTGATTTATTAATTTATATTTTTCTTTATATTTAGCTATATAATCAATTTCAAACTATTTCATTTCTTCAATATCATCAAATTCAGCAATTTGTTCTATAATAGGCATTTTTCCTCCTTTGAGAAGTTTTTTAAACCAAGCTGTTTTATGTCTATTTAATTCTGGGCGATTATATATATCAGATAAATGTCCAGCAAATCTTTGTTTAATTGATTTAGTTGTTATTCCAACATATCTTGGAATCCTATTTTCAGGATCCATAAGTACATAAGCTTTGTATTTTTTTGTAAATTCCATAATTAAATTTTAATTAAAATTAGTAAAAATTAAAAATTATCTATAATTCAGCGTATTTTTACTAAATTCAACGTAATTTACAAAAATTCAAAATAAACTTTAAATTTATAAATATTTATTATTTTAACCTCTTCTCTGACGTGCTTTTGTTTCAGAACTATCAGTTCCAAGTATGATAGCTACAGAAAGTCCGGGTATATCAATTCCTTCATTAGCTTTAGCACAAGTATTAAGTACTCCTGAAGATTTAATACTGAAATCTTCAAGCATTGTAGTACTTCTTTTCTTAGAAACTCTTCCAGTATATACATCACCTATTCCTATAGATTCTGCCATTTTAACATTATTACTAAATGTAATAATTTTTTTATTGGAACGAGCTTCTATTATTCTTTTAGCTATTTCTACTTTTTTAGGATGATTGTTTATAAAAGATTTTCTAAGTTGCATTGTTTGCATAAATCTTACAGAATGATAATTTATAGCTTTTAGAATATCTTTCTTTTTCTGTTCATCATCACCTTTATAGATTGTATCTCTATATGCTAACTTATTTCTCCATCCGACATTAGGTTTAACCATAGACATAGCTAATTCAAAGTCAAATTGAAAAAACTCAAAATGTTCTGTCCATTCTTTATTAATTGCTTTATACTCCTCAATATTGTCTACATCTAACAATACAACATATTCTTTATAATCTGCAACCCATCCATTTATAGAAGCTTCAAGAAAAGTAATTCTATCTACTATAGGACAATATTTCTCCATAACAGAATGTTTTCCATCAAGTCTTTCAAAAGTTGCAGTCAATCCAAGAATAAGTTTATACTTAACACAATTAAAGATTTGACTAAAATCACTAGCACCACAACGATGTATCTCGTCAATTATTAATAAATCACAAGACCATTTGTGTTTAATTATAGTATTTATAACTTGTACTTCACTATTAAATGAAAATCCCCATTCATCAAGCTGAATTTGCCATTGGTCTTTAAGAGCAGTAGTTGGAACGACAACAAGAACTCTAAACTCTGGATATTTTTTAAGTAAAGCTTTAATAGTCATTAATCCCATTCTTGTTTTTCCAAAACCAGTACAACCTTCTATACTCCCTTTACCTTTCGCTCTAATCCAGCATTTAACAGCTTCTTGTTGTCGTTCCGTTCTAGTCATGTTTTTTTATTTTATAAGGTTTTACGTTTAATCCACATAAAACGTAATAACCATTGTTTTCATAATATCCATTAATATCTCTTGTATAAGTACTAGTAGAAAGTAGATCTTGTCTACTCTCTACTATTTTTATTACAGAGTTATCAGGAATTTCAGAAAGCATCTCTATTAATTCTTCTTTAGTCATTCAAATCAATATTTTTACTTTTTGCTACAAGAGAAATTTGTTTCTGAAGTCTCTCCCAACTAAAAATATGTCCATCAATTTGACGTTGCAATCTAGGAAGAACTTTATTACGAAGAGTAACAAGTTGTTCATTGGTCATATCAGAATATTTCTGTTTCTTATCCAATATTAACATTGCTCTCATTTCATGATAAGAAAGTCCTTTGTCACTAAATCTTAGTACAAGTTCTTTTGGAAGATGGAGTTTCTCTTTAGCTTGTTTCAATCTATCAGCATTACTTACTCCTTTTAATTCGTTCTCTTCAGCCTTACTGAACCACAATCCCATTTTAGTAATAAAAGTCATTGTAAGATGTTTCTTATCCAGACTACCCAAATAATCTAAACATCCATCCATTAAATCGGATATATTAATATCAATAAATTCTGAAGGAAGATCGGAACTAATCTGAGTAACTGGAACTTGACTCCAATCTTTAATTTCTTGATTATTAGCAAGAAGTTGTCTTAAACTAAACCATAATGTCTTTCTTTTAATTTCTTGTCTGTTTTCATTAGATAGATATTTGTTTTCATAATAACGAAGTAAAAGTTCTATATTACATTTATTACTTTGATCTGTAATTTCTTCTAAAACGTTATATCGACCTAAGTGTTTTGTATCTTCATTATAGAGCATTTTTTCACAATGCTTATAACATTTCTTAAGTTGATCATCAGTCATATCTATCATTTTTATTGGATCTTGAACAAATTTAGTTCCTTCTTTTCTTTTTTCTCCTTTCCAAACAAAAGAAGAATAATCGTTCATTTTTTTAGAGTCTAAAGCTTTTTGTAAAGCTGTTCCTAATACATTATTCATTTAATCTTATCATAATATAATATCTTTATTAAAATTATCTACTTTTCTAACAAATTTTTTAAAAATAAAATTGCTATAATTATACTTTACAATAGAATCTGAACTTCTATCATAATATTTATCTACTCCTCCAACTACTTCATCATAATTAACATACCCTATTTCTCCTATATCTGGAATTCGAGATTCCCAATTCGGAAAAACTGTGAGTAAACAATAATTATGTCCAAAAGGAGCATTGGTATCTAAATTTTTAAATACAAGCGACTGATATCCCATAAAGTCAGATTCTTTTGCAAGAACCTGACCATAAAGAGTTACTGTATTCACTAAATAATTTCATATATATAATTAAATTATATATCTGAATACTTTTATTGCCATTTAAGTTTATTAGAAGGAATTGTATCTTCTTCTGTAGGAATTATATACCACCTACACATATCATAAACATGTTCATCATAAAGTTTTTCAACGTCTAAACCCGTAAGTTCAGATTCTTTTATAACATCGTTAAAACTAGGGATTCCGAATTTTCCTTCATTCTTTTGAAATAAAGAATATGCTGCGTTTTTAGCATAATTTTCAGCAGAAGAATCTTTTTTAAATTCCTTAGTAAAACGATAATGAACACCTAAAGTTTTTC